GCGACCGTCACTCGTAGCGCATTTGCTAAAATGAGCTCCAAGTATCACTTAGTAGAACGATCAAAGAGTGTATATACGTCGAGTGCTACGCCCCGACCAACCTTTTTCAGTCAGCATTTTTTGTTTTTAAGTGATGCTTGCTCCGTGTTTGTACTCCGAGCTTGACCCCCATTTCCTGCCCAGCAAAAACCGGGTCGCACGGCGCACGCAAAAATGTGAGTGCGTTGTTTTTCTTAAACTGTTCAGCAATGGAGTATCCAATGGACATCATCGAACTTAAAGACTTCATCCAAGACACCGAGCAAGCCCTTGTCGATAAGGGGTATCACCGCGTCGAGGTGACCATCCGGTTGGGCGACCAGCGCCTCGACTCATATCGTCGGGAGTTCCATGTTACAATCTGGTCCGCCAAGATCGACAAGTTCGGGCACCTTGAGTCCAAAGAGTTCTCCACCCCAAGCCACGAGGTATGTGGTATCGACAGGATGCGCGAGGTCATGATGCAAGCAACCGCGTTCGTGGCTAACATGCCCTCTATGGAGATCGCGGTCGCCAACACTCCAATCACCACACTGGAGGACGCGGTAGACTCAATATCAACTGTCGGACTTGACAGCGGTTCTGATACCGCAGGGTTCGCAGCCGATGAGTTGACCGCAAGCATTCAAGCTGCCGTGGCTAAATACAAAGCCAACCTGCACGGCAACGGGCTGCTACTAACAGACCAATCCTAATTACCAACGCGGGGGCCTCGGCTCCCGCACCATTCAACCAAACTAGGAGACTACACTATGCTAGACGAAATCATCAAGGCAGAAGCAAACGAGGTCACACTGGCCGACCTCATATGGAAGATTGTCTCAGTCAAAGTAGACGAGGCCATCGAAGCAAAGGTCAGCAAGATTAAGGAAAACCTGCCAGACGAGTGGGATGTCTACGATCACTCCTACGAAATCGGTGAGGCTGCACTAGAACACATTACCTCATACGGCGGCTTTACCGAAATGGTTACCGAAGTACTAGACGAGTACGACTTCTCCGACAAGGAGACGGGCGTTGCGTCAGGCACAACCTTTACGGTCACGGTAGACTGAGTTGGCTTGGCTAGACAGCAACGTCTGGAAGAGAGGGTCGCGGTGGCGGCTCTCTCACACCAACGGAGAGTGGATCATTTCAACCCAGCACAAAACCAAGACCAAGGCATTAGTCGAAGGTCGGAGGATGCTGCACGAAGGGAGGACCAAACAACTCAACATCTTCAAAGGAGATGGGACATGGGAGGCGTCAGAGGTATCTGATGTCTCAAATGGAACATCCAACCCAATCGCAACAATCAACCTACTGGGAGACAACGTATGACTAGACCAACCCCGCAAGAAGCAGGGCAAACGCTTGGCAACGCCATCAAGTTCCAACTGGAGTTCATGATGCTGATGCTCCACTCAGACCGCCACAGTCAAGCAGCGCAAGCTTATGACCGCATCATCGCACTGTGCGACCAAGCAGGGCAACCCGTCAGAAAGGACGCAGCATGAGGATAGGTGGCTACTACATGAGCGATGTCGGATACGGCCTCAAGGTCGTAGAACACGAGGGAGGCTGGTCATTCTGGCTGCAGGGTGATGACGCCCAGCAGTTCCGTGACGAGTGGCAAGCGTACAGCGAACGGGTGGACAACGACTTCCGCCACTTCCTGTCAACGCACGAATATGACGGGCTATTCAAATGAGATCGTGGCCCATCTGGAACGAAGTGCTGGCCTGCGTATATGCGTCTAGCAAATCGTATGGCGTGAAAGCAACAGGCGAGGTGACGGTCAAGGTCGGCACCTCTGCTAGAAACTCTCACGTATTCCTGCGACACACGACTACGCATCGGGTGTTGGACAACGGAGACCGAGAGTATCGGTTCTACCTAGACGGCGAAGTGATCCGTCGAGCGGTTCTAAAGAAAGGGGCTACCGCGATTGAATACATCACTGACTAAGCAACTGGAGCAGCTACCCCTCAAGGAGCGGCTGCTCTACCTAGAAGAGGCGTTGCGGGACAACCGCAGCGTTTCTCGACAGTACACAAAGCTGATCGACTACTACCAACAACAAGCGGTCGATCAGGGGCTGGCAACGTGGGTCTACAAACCATCAAGAGAGCTTGCCCCAACCAAAGATCAGTTCGTTGGCCTCTTCGGTCAAGGGGCCTTCGATCAAGTAAAACGTTCATCTAAACCAGAAAGGGACCTAATATGGCTCATCAAATAGACTTCATCGACTTCGGCACGTTCTGCGCGGACGAGATCAGGGAGTACTACGACAGGCATCCTGATCTCTCAATCCTCACCTACGCAGGCATGCTGGGCCTGACAGGTGGCGAACTCAAAGACATCCTCATGACAGATGGGTCAGCCATCGACAAAGAGGAAGAAAAGACAGCGCAGCTAATGTTCGAGGAGGCAGACGAAACCTTCGGCGCAGATATCTAAACTAAACGGGGGGCTTCGGCTCCCCACCACACGGAGAAACTACCATGAAATATAGAGTTGTCGTAGACCTCGGATGGCATGAAGCAGATAACCCCGAGCAAGCTATTCAGACTGCAACGTCCCAAAAATATAAACCAGAACAAATGGGATACCTCGCGGCGAGTGAACATAGGATCATCAAAACTCAAAGCAAACACATTAAATGCTCAAGCAGCGACTGCATCGAACAATCTAAAGAGGACATGTGGGCCGCATATGAACTAAACGCACCGTGGGAATGGTAGAAAGCAGGTGGTCCCAATCAGGGGCCACCGCATAACTCAAGAAAAATTGAGCGGCTAGTCGCCGCCTGCTTCAAAGGCTAAGAAAATTGAGTGCTGCGCACACTTTATTTTTAAAAACCAACAGCACACGCTCCTTCGTCGCATGTGCTGTTGGTTTTAGTACGCGGATTCCGCGCCGGAAGCCGCAAGACTTGGTTGGAAGCCGCAAGATTCCGATAACCGAATGAACATCCGAGGCCGAAGGTCCACGAATAACTCACCAAAACTGCCGTATCGGTTGCAGCAATCGCTCTTGATGCCCGTATCAAGAGCCTTGGACCCGTCACAACCGTCAAATAAAAGAAGCCCCTTGCTAAGGGGGTCTTTGACCAAGATGTAATTCAAGCCCCCACGCGCCCAATATGCGGCATTCCACGCAATTTGATTGGACGTCAATTTTATCCGGTTACCAGAAGACACTTTTAGCTCTACCCAAAAGGGTATTCCCTGCCAGATTACATGTACATCGGGTACTCCACCCCCATGCTTGTTCTCAATCCTTGTTGCAAACGTCTTTTTTGGCAGTGATTTCCTCATTGTATTCCAAAAGTTCGCCTCCGGTCCCTTGCTCATTGGTTACATCCTTGTACTCGGCCTCAATATCAAACGCTTGCGGGTATTTTTTCTGCAGATCAGCAAGCCGACCAACAATTTCATCCCGCGACAGTTGATCTATTGTATTTATATTCTCCCTACGGTCTACTGTCAGGCCCCCCAAAGCTGATCTAATTTTCTCAGCGTTGATTGCTGCAGAATATTGTCCATCATCTTCTGCCCCACGGGATAGCTTTGAGAGCCGTTCAAGCTGGCCCATGATGGTGACACCATATCGCCTCTCTCTTTCCTCCCTGAGTTCCTTCACCCGTTCCACAACATGCGGGAAATCACGCCCGTTAAGCAACACAGTGGCCTGTTTACTAGACAGGCGGTACGCATATCCGGCCTTCCTTGCGCTTTCAGTATTTGTATAGATGCCTTCTGCAACATGCTTGGCAAACGTCTCTTGCCGTGTTGTCAGAGTAGGACGATGTTTACCCGTTTCTCGTGCCATATAACCCCCAAATCAGTGTAATCAGTTTGTACTCACTGTACTCATTTTCACAGAGAAAGACCAGTTAAAGGTAGTCCGGCACAACCATAGCGGGAAGCCAAAGTGTCAATTAAAGACCTTTTCCAGAGGTTTTGTACTCATTGTACTCACCCTGTAATCACCTAGGGCAGGCTTAGTCCATGTTCTAAAAGGATATTTGTTAGGCTGAGTACATGATTACAAATAATACAGGATTTTTTTTCATTTTTTTTTTTTTTTAATTTATCTGGAAAAAGGTCTTTACGTGCTCTTGTAATCACTAACGTACTATGCCATATGAATAAGGTATCATCATTTATGGAGGTTTACGATGAGCAAGCAGCAAGAACTAATGAAGAATATCGCTGACAATGTTGTTGGCATGATGAAGGAGCACGGTGCGGATTGGGCCAAGCCGTGGCGCAAGGCGGTTGGTGCGACGGGCGAGCCGTTGAGTGCCAAGAAGCGTCATTACACTGGCATCAACCGGATGAACCTTGGTCTTGTGATCGCGTTGCAAGGTTATTCATCCCCTGT